TAAACGAAATCTACAATGTTTGTGATGTAGGAATTAACACTGGAATGGGAGAGGGTTGGGGACTTCCTAGTGTCGAACATGCAGTAACAGGTGCAATTCAGTTGGTTCCTAATCATTCAGCGTGTAGAGAGTTATTCAACGGTTGCGGGCTTCTAATGAATACAGTTAGTGATTTTATGTTTGATAATTCTTTAACAGTTGGAAGATTAGTCACTTCTGATGAAGTAGCACATAAACTGGAATATTTATATCGTAATCCAGACGAAAAAGAAAGGCTTGCTAAACTAGGCTACGATAAGTTTACAAGTGAAAAATATAGCTGGAAGTATATAGCAAAACAGTGGACTAATCTGTTTTCGGAGATTTTATCTAATGACAATAGTAATTCCTGATGAAAAGGATCAAGAAACAATTTATAATTTATATAAAAATAATCCAGGAATCTATTGTATAGAGAATACAGTCAACGGACATATATACATAGGAAGTTCCAAAAATTTGTGGAGAAGGTTTTTAGATCACAATGAAGCATTAGATCGAGGCAAGCATATAAATAAGCATTTACAAGCAGCCTATAATAAGTACGGAAGGGATGTTTTTATATTTTACAGAATTTTTGAATGTGACTATAATTATGAGTTATTGTTATACGAACAATACTTTATAGACAAGATGAAACCAGAATACAATATAAGTAAAATAGCTGGAAAAGTTAAGTTTACAGACGAAATGAAAAGAAAAATATCTATAGCTAATAAGGGGAGAAAATTAGCAAAGCCTGGGTTTGGTGGAGAGAAATATGTTGGAATGAAATTTAAGTCTCCAGGTGGTGTATTACATACTGTAACTACCTGTTTGACCGATTTTTGTAGAACCCACAACCTCAATAATAGTGCCATGATAAAATTAACCAAGGGCTTAGATTCTAATAAAACCCATAAAGGATGGATATATGTCCCTTCCAGTACTCCCTAAAAATCAAATTAAACTACAGATAGAAGAAATTATAAATATGAGTACTGGTAGAGATGTGGAAGTTTTTTATGTATATTCCACATATGCCTGTCCTGTTTGTGACCTTGACCCCATTACTCAAACAAGCGTGGATTCATACTGTGAAACTTGTTCAGGAACCTACTGGATTGACATTTACAGTGGGGCGGTATGGTCAGGACACGTCACATGGAAATACGACTATAAGAATGAATTCGAGACAGGCGGAAGAATCTTTATTGGAGATGTTCAGGTTAAAGTTATACATGATGAAGGTAGAGAAGATTTGCTAAAGAATAGTGTAAAATATCTTATAGTGGATGACGTAACAGTTGATATAGTAAAAATTACCAAGCTAGGAAATCCACCTAATCGTCTCATAATTTCATGTAAGGAAAGGGAAGAAGGTTAAAATGGATGAAGAAAGGGTTTTTCAGGAAATCAATGTATTTGAAATCCTTGGAGATATTGGTGGTTTGAATAAGGCTCTCAATGCTAAGGTACTAACCGAGCTAGAGAAGTATGTTAAAAATAAAGAAGACTTTCAGTTACTTAGAAAGTTTATCTTAGACGAACAGAATTCATATACGAGAAGTGTTGTCAGACTTATATTTGGAGACATAGAATACTCGCAGTTTTCAAAGAGGTAAGAAGTGTTCAAAAGTTTACTGGATTATACTAAAGAACTTGAAATAACTGCTACAGCTACTCAAGACTTTCTTGATGAACTTAGAAAAGGTAGACGTAGACTAGTTAATAAAATCAAAAAGGCTGAAAAAGATATAGCAGTAATAAAAAATCCAGATAAATATGTTAAATCTATATTACCGGCTATAGAAAAGGATGTAAGTAAGGTTGCATCAGATATATTACAAGCATCAATTCTTGAAGCTGTAAGAGATAATCATGAGTATGATTGGCCTCTTTATAGAAGGTCTTTATTTTTAGCAGCAAAGGATAAAGATGCATTTAAAATCTACAATTTAGGAGGGAGTGGATTTAGTACTAGACTTACTTTTATAGTTAATTTTGACAAATCAGCGGGAAGACTAGAAGCTTGGGCTAGAGGAGTTAAACTTACTCGTAAGGCTTTGGAAGTAAAAGTTCCAAGAAAAGGTTCAAAGAAGCGAGAAGTTTCTGCTTTACAAGCATCTAGAGCGTGGGGAGGAATATTCGGAAGCAGAAATTCTGACCCAAAAGGAAGATTTGCTAGTACAATTAAATCAAGACTTTCTTACTCTGGACAAGTAGCACCATTTTGGCAGTTACTAGATAAAGGCGTAGTTCCAATGGCATCGGATAGAGGCGGGTATCCAACACCTCATGGTAAACCTACAAACTTTATCCAGAGAACGCAAGATGCTATGGAAGGCTATACTAGGAATATAATTCAAGACTTAAAAGCTAATTATGATAAGTTATTTGCTGATTATACAAATGGTATAGAGGAATTAAACTTAACTTTAGAGAGAATAGATAATCTAGTAAATAGAATAAAGTTTGATATTAGAGCTATAGATGCAATAAAGCAAGAATATCAGGGGCAGAACAAACGTATAGATGACACTAAAGTTGAGAAAGCCTTACAATTAATTCGTGAAGGTTTAGCTCCCGACAGAATTGATATAGGCTTGGCAGGTTCTAGGAGAACCAGACCTAAAACGTCTAGACTAGCAAAGATCGCAGGAATCATATATTAAATGACAACACCACTAATCATATATCGTCTGGAAGACTTGAGCATGTACTTCTTTATCAAGAATATGTTCCAAGATACTCCATTCATAGATATTGAAGACTCTTTTCCAGAGAAAATTCTAACTATACCCACTATTTCAATAGATGCGGGAATGCTCAAAGAAGAAAACTTTGAAATCGGAAATAGAGATAAAGTTAGAATTCGTACTTGGTACATAGACATTTTCGCCAAGAATAAATCTCAAAGGGACGATTTTGGATACAGAATCTTAGATCAGTCAAAGAATGGTATAAGTGTCTATGATTATAATGAAGGCTTCCCTCCAGACGTAACTCCTAGTAGAATAGAGCATATGAGTGTTCTTTCTATAAGTTACGAACCAATACCAGTAATGTTGGAAGAGGATGAGAAGCTATATTTTAGAGGACAAGTTATACTTGTTACTCAAAACGACACAATAGGAGGCTAATAAATATGGCCGAAAGACTTGCCATTCCCTCAAAAGAACTACAATTAGTTGTGGTTGGGCCGAGGGATTCGTTTAAGGCATCAAGAATTCAAAGGGTGTCGCTTAACACAGAACAGACAATTGATACGAAAGATGAGTTAGGCAATCGTAGGCATGTGGGGAATGTAAAAGACGTTCCTAATATCACGCTTTCGTTTTCAGCTTTCGATGTTGGTATTAAGATTTTTGCAGCACTCACTGGTACAGACCCGAACGCATATCCAGCCCTTGGTGTAGATATTTCCAATCTTTCTCAGATGGACGCAATCCTTCAGGTGAAAGACGAAGCTACAGAAGATTATGTAAAGACAATTCATGGGAGAAAACTCCAAGTTCGTGATTTTACTTACAACTACTCTGTAGATGGGGATTCAACAGAAGAATATACAGCCATCGGCTCTACAAGACGCTATCTTAAGTATGACGTTATTGTTGATAAATATACATCTGGTACAACCAGTTTCACACTTACTCAAACTCCTGTTCAGTTAAAGAATGGGAATTATGCACTTTCTGTAGTTTTGGATGGTGAATATCTTACAGAAGTTTCAGGTGCGCCCGCCACTGGCGAGTACCGGGTAGTTGGCACTACGCTGACAACCGGCGATACTCGCACAGCTCAGGTGTTGGCTGTTTATCATGCCAATCCCGCTGGCACAAACTGGACTGACGTTAGTGACCCATTGGTTCCAGTTGCTATTCGTGGGAAAGACGTTAAGATTACTATCGCGGCTAATTCAATTAGTCGTGTACAATCTGTCTCCATTAATGGTAACTTGAATACTCAAACCGTGAAAGAGCTGGGTAATCGTGAAGTAGTTGGCTATCAAAGACAAGTACCGACAATTGAAGGTACTATCACTGTTTTGGATACTGACACAGACTTGGTTTCTCTCTTTTCAGAGGGAACCATTGGTAGTGGTGTTGAGTGGCAACCGGGCGATGCTCAGTGTGCTACTACAGCCCTAGAATTGAAAATTCAGTTGGTTGACCCCTGTGATGAGGTCGGTGCGCCTACAGTCCTAAAGACCTTGGTTCTCCCCGAAATTACAATCACCAGCGACGGTTATACTTCCAATGTTAATGACAATGCTAGTATTTCCTTTAATTTCCGTTCAGAAGATGCACAATTGATTGTGTACTCAGGCAGCCACTAAGATTTTTTAGCATTACAATTTAATAGCTAAAAGGATTAAGACTAAAGGACGCTATGGATAGATGTATAATCTATTTCCTTTGGCGTCCTTTTTTATTTGTAGGAAGGACAATGGAATGCACGAACATATTCAATGTGAACATGAAATAAAATATTGTAAGGTGTGTGATGTTTGTTATTGTGAGAAATGTAGTAAGCAGTGGCATAGTTATAACATCACTACCTATTCTCCTTATATAACTTATGGAGATGGGACAATAGATTGGCAAACTGGAACGAGTATAATTTATAATGGCCATGTTCATGGAAAGGATTTGGAGTAAAATGTCGGATATAGTGGAAAGAAATGACGTGGATTTATCCAAGTTATTTGGTTGGGGGAGGGTGTTTGAATTAGTTGATCCAAATGATGAATCATCTATTACGCCTATTTATATGAAACTCTTGGGAGATGCGGATTTAAATAGAGCCAGAGTTCATGCTTTGAGAAAAAGTGCTGAACTTCGTAGAAAACTCAAGGATTTAGATAGTGACGAACGTGTAGCTTATGTGAGAAGTATTGAAGAGGTTTCAGAAGACGATTTAATTAAGTTAATTACAATCTTTTCTGGAAGAGAAATTTCACAAAATGCTAGAAGCAAAATTCAACTTACAGTTCCGAAACCCCCTAAATCTAATGCTTCTCTAGTTAAGATGGAGAAGTTTCAGAAAGAAGTAGATGAATTTCCAGAGAAAAGAGCAAAAGCTGTTACTGAAGCCATCGAAAAGGAAATAACTGTACTAAGGAAAGCTTTGGAATCTAAATCTAAGGAAGATTTACATAGAGAATATGTAAGACTTCTAGTGGATGAATTCTGTGAAAGAGAAGCAATCACGGCTTTTGAGAATATGCAAGTATTCTTGGGTTGTTATACAGATGATACTTATAAAGTAAAATTCTTCCAAGATTTTGATGAATATGACAATCTTGAACCAACAGTTAAGGCTCAGTTTAAAGATGCTTATCGTTCTATAGATATTGAAATGTCAGAACTAAAAAAATTGCGGCGAGCAACGCAATAGCGTCTTTATGGTCTGTCTCTAAAGCGTTGCAAATTCCTCTTGACCCAAGAATAAAGGAATTAGCCGATTTACCTTATACGATAAGTTTTATAATTAGAAAGAGACAGCAAATAGATAATCTAAACGAATTACCGAAAGAGAAACGTCCCACAGAAGATTTAATCTGGAACGGTTCTCCAGAGGAACTTGAAGATTGGTTAGTGAAGGTGTTTGATACAAAAAATAAAACTCAGAATGAGATTGAATTCAATATTAAACCCAGCGAAATTGAAGGATAATTAATATTGGAGGAGTTAGATGGCAAGTAATCCAGAACAAGAAATTAATAGATTAAATGAATCTATTAGACAAACAATAGAACTATTAGCACAACTTAAACAGGCATCAATAGCGTCTAGAGGCGGTATAGCGTCTGACCAGGAAATAGCAGAATTGGAGAGACTGAATAAGTTACTAGTAGAGAGAAATAGACTTAGGCAAGGTGGGTCAACTACAGGTACTACTATTCATACTCCAGCCGGGCCAGCGCCTTCTCCTACCATTGAACCTCCTGCTGGTGTTCAAAATATAAGCTATAGAACTAAAGCAGACAGAGCCGCAGACAGAGAATTAAGGGCGAAAGAAAGAGCTGCGGTAGCTGAAGAAAAGAGAGCTAAGAAGGCAGAGGAAGCGGCAGCTAAAGAAGCTGAACTGGTTAGTTTAAGAAATAAAGTAGAAACCGAAGCTGTCTATAGAAATGCTTTACAGCAAGCACAAGCTAGAGGTTTAGGTTCTCAAGATTTACAAAGAGTTATAGATAGAGGCGGGGGAATACAAAATCTTAAATTCGCTAGAACAGACGCTAGTGGAATAGAGAAGCAGTTTAATCCCTATGTAAATACAAAAACGGGAAGCTCTACTCCTGGTCTGTCTTCACAGTTTAGAACTTTCGGTAGTGACATCCTAAGAGATATAGGTCAATTTACCAAGTGGTCAATCGCTATTGCGGCGGTATATACTCCTCTGCAAAAGTTGGGCGAATTAATGACCATTATGGTAGATAATGAATCGCGCCTAGCTGATGCCACTATTGCTGCTAATGTTCCATTTAGTAAGTCTGGTCAAATATTTGACACGGTAGCAGTTTCAGCTAATAAAGCTGGTGAGAGTATCAATACAACTATTGATGCTTACACACAGGCTATTCGTGCTGCTGGTAGATATAATGACGAGGGAACAAAACAAGTAGCGGCTGTAAAGTTACTAGACGATTCATTAATTCTATCTAAACTTTCAACACTCGACCAAGCTGGTGCAATTGATACATTATCCGCTGCACTATTACAATCTGATAGAAGTCTTGTTCAAGGCGAGGAACTACTTAATAAATGGGTAAGAGTTTCTCAAATTGCTAATGTAGATATAACTGCACTCGCTACAGGCGTTGCAGTTCTTGGCGATTCTGCTGAAACCGTTGGTTTAAGTATAGATCAATTAAATGGACTTATTGCTGTTCTTTCTGAGCAAAGTATTTCAGGGGCTAAAGAGGCCGCTAATACAGCTAAAGCTTTGGTTGGTGCTTATCAATCAGATAAGGCTGAGGCTGCACTTAATAAATATGGTATCGCCCTTAGAAAAACTAATGGCGAGGTTAGAGGCTTTCTTGAGATTTATCAAGAACTTGCTAAACTTAGGCAGGAAGGTGTTCTATCTGAGTCTGCGGTTTCAGAAATAGCATTAGCGTTAGGTGGTGGTGGTGTTCGTAGAGCCAAA